CATTGTCGAGTAGGCCAGCGCTTGCGCTGGGCTCGACTGCGGTGTCTGTAGTCATAAGCTCCTTGCCTGGTTGATCCGTGACATCAAATCCCGCACGACATTGCGCTGCCCTTCGGCAAAGAATGCGTGCGAGGGGTCGTTGCCTGGCACGGCGACAGGCACGTCCACATACATCTCGCGCAACCACTTGAGCAGCGCCTGGCCATCCTCATCGCCAAACACTCTCAAGCAAAGCCGCGCTAGGTCTTCGCGCTGCTGGGTGACCTCGCGGATGTCATCGGTCTGACCCAGGTTGTCGAGCTCATCCCAGCTCATTTAGGCAGCTCCACAGGCGATTCGCCGGCCTGAATGAATGGTGACTTGTTATCCTTCATGCGCATGACTGCGTGGTCGACCGCCTTGTTCATAATCGATGGCGGCATCCGCTCCATGAACTGCTTCGAGCTCGGATCGTTGCGCAGCAGGTAGTTAATCTCTTTTTTGTCGAGCGTTGGCACGATCAGCGGGATCGTGACCTCTTTGCCGCCCAACCCGACGCCGACGCTGATCTCGGTCATCACGTTGCCATCAGGGCGCTTGATCTCGCCAAAGAATCCGGTGCCTTTCTTGCTTCCGTCTGGTCTGTTTCCGTAGTCCATCACATCGCTCCTTCAGGTGCTGGCAGAGCGCCTTGCTGCGCCTGCATTGCCATCGCTTGCGCCATCGCCTGCTGCTGCTGGATCTGCTGGGCTTCTTCCATCAACACGGCACGCTCTTCGCGGGTGTTTCTGACGATCGCCGGCACACCCAGCTTGTCGCCGATGTAGTCAACCACGGCGTCGTTCTTGAGCGCTAGCTGGCCATCCGAGCCGAACTGGCCAGACACCATCAGCTGGGTGTACTGCAGGATGGCGTTGACCTCTTCCATGTTCTGCGCCATCGCCAGCGGAGCGACCGGCACCACCTTGACCTCAAGCCCGTTGACCCGCAACGGCATGTCGATCAGGCCGCGCTCGTCCATCACCTCGAGGATCTTGGCCACCAGCGGGATCATGGTCTCGTTGATCAGGCGACCAAAGGCAGAGCCCAGGTTCTGCGCGAGCTCTTTCATGCGCTCGACGATCTCAGTCGCCGACCGCGCAGACATGTTGTCAGGCGGCAGCGACTCGTCCAGCAGGATGCGTTTGATGTTGCTGCGCAGGTCGTTGATCACCAGCTGCGACACGTTGAAGTCACCCGAGCGGGGCAGCGCCTGCAGCGCCGGCCCCTGCGGGCCACCGTTGCGGGCAACAGGGATGATCGCCCCAGGCACCAGCTTCACGGTGTTCGGGTTCAGCACGCCATCGTCTGCCGCTGTGTACACACCGGCCACGGCCAGCGAGGCATTTTTGAGCAGCAGCTCGATTGTCTTGTTTAGGGTCTTGATGTCGGGCAGGGCGGTCATCAGCGGGCCGCGGCCGTAGATCTCGCCGGCCACCTTCATGTAGCGGCTGATCACCCAGGGCGATGTCTTCTTGCGACGGTAGACGATCTCCTCTTTGCTGATCTTGTCGATGACGTGATAGCAGTAATCACCGCGGCCAGCGTCGAAGATCGTCGCCTCGAGGAGCTCAATGTCGTCGGTCGGCTTATCCTGAATGCGGCGCTTCATGGCGTCGGACAGCTTGGCGTCCGGCCACTGGCGCTCGATCGATTCGCCCTTGATCCTCATCCGGCGGTAGACGTTGTCGACCTGGCCGTTCGCGCCTTCCTCGTAGCTGACCAGAAACAGCGGCACCGGCACAAAGTTGATCGGGCTGGTGTCGTCACCCGGCTGCACCATCATGCAGGCCGTGCCGACCGCCAGATCCAGCAGGAACTCACCGATCGCGATGTCGAAGTTGGACTGCTTCAGCACGTCGAACATCTTGTCGCTGTACGCATCGAGAATCGCTTGCGCCATCTGCTTGCGGTCAAGCGGGATCGACGGACCAGGCTCAAGCCTTGACCACTTACGCTGTGGCGGGAAAACAACGCTCTGCAGACGGTTGGCAAAGCGCTGGGTCGAGTTGATGGCGGTCGAGTCGAACACCCGCGCCATCTTCTTGCTACCGGTCGCGCCACCCTCCCAGACGCCATACAGCTGACGTTGGGGCAGAGCAAACTCGTAGGCATCCTGGTACAGCTGCTGAAACTCATCCTTCTTGGTCTGAGCTGCAGCCTGGCGCTTGATGATTTCCTCGGGCTTTAAGCGCTTGCCACCGAGTGGCGTCTTGTATTCCATGATTAGCCGTCCTTGTCGATCTGGTACTCGTCCAGCATTGGGCGCTTAGTCTTGCGCGTCTTGGCTGCTGCCTTGAAAGCAGCATCGGTTGGCGCACCGGGAGAGCCGGGCTTCCTCATCTTTTCGCCGGAGCCTTCTTTGATGCGCTCGCGCTTGGCGTGGATGTTTGCGTATAGACCCTGCATCTCAAGCTCCTTCCAACATGCCGCGACTCATGCGGCGCATGACGACGTTCTGTTTTGCTGCTTTCCGCTCACCGACCTCGCGCTCGAATGTCTTGCCGAGCTCTTCGCGCTTTTGCTGAAACTGGCCTGTCTCAAACGTCGGTAGCTTGGGCTGCGCTGGCGCAGAAGGCGCTCTCGGCAGACTGAGTGTTGGCGCGGAAATGTTTGGCGCTTGCGGCGGCTCTTCGTTGAATGTCGGAACGTCGCGTGTACGAAACAGTTGCTGCTGAGTCACGTCGTATGTTCGGCCTCTGCTTATTTCTTGACCGGTCACAACGGTGTCAAGGAAGTACCCAGACGGCAGGTTGTTCGCTGAATACAGTTGGCCACCGATGTTGTAGAATGTCCCTGACCGGCCCATGGTTACCGCAGTGGCACTTACTCTCTCGGACGGGTTGGCAGCAATGTCAGAAAGCGTGGCGTTGTACGCATCCAAGCGCTTCCGGTAAGCAGCAACCTGCGCGTCGTAGTTGGCAATCGTTTGGTTGTACGCTGACGACTGCTGTTCAAATGCAGTATTCGCAGCAGCAACCTGGCGCTGATAAGCAGGAAAGTCTTGCTGCGTGTATTTGGTAACCGCAGCTTCGTATGGGGCCATGACAGCTTTGGTTTGAGCAGTCCAGTCTTTGAAGCCAGTGGCCTGCTGTTGAGCGACATCAAACAAACCGCTCTGGTAGGTTTTAGCTAGGCGCTCAATGTCTGCAGTCGCACGACGTGCGGCCTGCTTCTTCTGGTACTGGGTTGGGCCGGTCGCCATTACATCATCCCCATGCCAGCGCCCAGGGTGTCTTGCGTGATGCCGAGCTCAGGCGTCAGACGTTCTTGAGAGAGCAGGGCGCGACGACCACCGCGGGTGCGAGCTTTGAGCTGGGTTGCTTGTTGCTCTGCAGCCTTGCGGCGCTCCTCATCGATCTGACCTTGAATCTCTTTGGCCTTGCGCTCCATCTCCATGCGCGAGGCCTCGTACTGAGAAACACCGGTCTCGTAGGCTTTAGTGTTCAGAGCAAGTTGATCTTGCGCGACCGACAGCTGCTCAGACATTGCCTTTGTCGTGGCTGCAAGCTGATCTTTTGCGAGCCTTGCCTGCTCTTCAAGCGAACCGGCTTGTCTACTAAAAACGGCAGTCTGCTCGGACAGCTTGGCACGAAACGCCTGCTGATCTTCAGTTTGTTTCTGAAGCGCTTGCCGCTGCTGTGCTTCCGCATCTCTGCGCGCTTTGCGCGATTCGTTGGCGGTGTAAGCACCAGTCAAAAGAATTGCGCCAGAAATAAAGTAACTCATTTCAATGCCTCCATTTGTGCCACGTCCATACCAAGCTCTGCATAGTCAAGCGACGTAAACATGTCTTCCAATTTCTTCAAATCAGTTTCATCGGTTGGGTTTGGATGAATGGTTGTCCAAATCGCGTCCTCATGCGTAAACACAACTCGCTTTGTGCCAGGCTCGGAAATAAACGACGCCGGCGCTTCAAGCGTTTGCAAACCAAACTCTGTGTAACAAGTAATGCGGCCTTGGCTCAGTATGTTGAAATGCCTATGCCGATGAATCTTTCCAACTACCAACGTGTTTGCCGGCAGATGAATTTCCCTCGCATAAATGCCAGGCGCTAACCAATGCTTTAGCGGTGGCGACTCATCCATGCGCTGACCGTCAGGCAGCTCTTGGCACGCCTTTTGAATTGCCATGATCTTGGCTCTGGCAATTGGCGCAGGCAAACCAGGCTGCGGCAAAGTCACTAACTGAGCGTCCATATAGCAAGCGATTCTATTGGAAATTGGTCATACACAAGGCGCTTTGATATCAGTTGGATATATCAATCGAGCGGGTTGAACTCCATGCTCGCGGTCACCGGCTTGGGTGGTGCGGCACCGTAGGACAGCGAGCGGGTCATGCGGTTGTACTCGCCGCCGCCCAGCATGAGATACCCGAACGAATCACCGATGTGCGAGTGCTCGTTCTTGTTGGGCGCATCCCTGAACCGCTCCTGGCCTGCGCCGACCGCCACGCGCTTGAAGTGGTAGCCACCTCCCAAGGCTTTGCGCAGCAGCTTGCAGCTGCGGTTGACGATCAGCCCAGGCTTGCCGTTGATCAGCCGCTGCATCGGGGCGGCAGAGGCCTCCCGTCGCACCTTGAAGTCGTTGCTGGCCGTCGGCTGCGCTCGCAGCCCCAACGTGCGCAGAAACTCAAAGCTGGTGACCTCGTAGATGGCATCTCGCGCCATACCTGCCGGGTCGCCCCAGAGCATGACCTGGTGGTTGGGATACCGCTGGTTAAGCTCGGCCAGCAGCTGCATCCCGAACCGCTCGAGACCCATGTCAAAGGTGACGATCTCATGGTGGATCAGCCAGCGACCGTTCGGCAGGCGCTGCCCGATCGTGGCCGCAGGCGTCAGACCGAAGTCGAGACCTACCTGGATCGGCACCCCAGGCTCAACCTCGGTGTCGCCCGACATGGTCGAGTCTTCGTACTCAGGCCAGACCGGTCGGCCTTCTTGCACATAGGTGTACAGACCGCCGGCATAGCAGCGAATCCAGTCTAGGTTCTTACCCAGCAGCATCTGCGGGTAATAGCCACCAGGCAGGTTGTTGATGTTCTCGGCCTGCGGGTTGACCTTCCACCACTTGCCGGCAGAGAAGACGTGGTCATTGGCCTCGGGGTTGTCGGGCAGGTTGTCAGCGTCGACCTCCATGACGCCACCAGGCTGCTTCCAGAACCGCCAGGCATACGGGCCGGTCATCTTCTCTTTCTCGGCCATGTTGTGCCACCAGTGGTCGTCATCCATCGGGTTGGTGTCCATCCAGATGCCGTGCCAGGTCGCGCCACCGTCGCGCTTGGTCGGGTAGCGTCCGACCCGGTGGGTCAGGCCATCGATGACTGCCTTGGGCAGTTCTCGGGCTTCGTTGACCCATGCACCGGTCAGTTCGAGCGACAGCAGCTTGCGCACATCTTTGGGCTGGTCTAACGCCAGAAAGATGACCTCGCAGTCGATACCGGTGGCATCCCCGCGGGCAGGTAGTCGGATGTGATGGGTGATCGGCGGCGTCCACAGCATCGGGCCAAAGGTAGCCTCAGGAAACAGATCCAACCAGGTCTTGATCGTCGTTGTCCGCAGCATCGGGTAGCTGTTTCGCACCACCGCAAAGCGGGTATACCGGATGTTGTCGATCGGCGAGGGCTTCTGCTTGATGGCCTTCAAGAAGATCTTCGCCGCGCAGGCGTATGACTTGCCCGAGCCCACCGGCCCCATCAGACCCTGCACAAAGGCGTTGCTCTGGATGAAGTCGTAGATCACTGGGCTCTGTGAGAAGTCCAGGTTCAGGCCCGCGCCCGAGACTGCTTTGTCCGATTGTTCTTTCGTTCTTGCCACGTTTCCTCCAAAGACTCATTGCTCGCCAGATGGCGGTGCCACCACGTTCACATCGATCACGCTAGGCTTGTCGTTCTCGTCAGGGTTGTCCAGCAATCCACTTGCCTTTGCCAGTAACCGCAGCACGCCCACCTTGTCGTACAGCTCGATGTCCAGAAAGCTGTTGCCTTCCTTGTCCGTCCTGACCGAAACCTTCTTAATCGCCTGCAAAGCGTGTTCAGGGATCTGGTGCGCCGCCTTGACCTTGACGTTGCCGTCCTCATCCCAAGACATGATGTCCGTGATCTTGGTGTTGGCCATGCACAGCAGCGCATAGCTGACCGCCTCACGGTTCTGGATCAGCGTGTTTGAGCGCTCCAACCGACGCTGAATCGAGCGAGTACCACCCCAGTTCGTCAAGGGCGGTACCACGTTGGATTGTTTCTTCGCAGCCATCAGAAGGGGATGTCTTCATCATTCGACGGCTGCGGCTGGTAGCCGTTGGCCTTCTCCTGGCTGTGCGCAGACGGCTCACCACCCGCGACCATGTTGCCGATCTTGATCGCCAACCAGGTCTCGCCCGCCTTCGTCTTCTTTGGGCTCGCGTCCAGCCAATGCACCGACCCATCCGGCAACATGATCCGACCACGGTACGCCGGGTGCCAGTCCTCCGTCTTCTTGTCATTCTTGAAAGCAGAACCTTGTCCAGGTCTCATCTCATACGCCATACCAACCTCCATGAAAAAGTAGGGAAAATTTTTGTCAGACACCCGCAACGCCACCGTGTGGGGGAGGGGGGAAAGGGTGCCTTTCTGACAACGAACATGCCAAGCTGGCAACCAGATGCGTTTGCAGAACCGCAGGCCCCGAGCTCCGGTCGGATGCAGACACGTCGCGCACCCCCCCTGCCTGCCGGACACGTCCAACACGCAGACGAACGTATGGGTTTTGTACAGACCGCACAGAACGCGCTACAAGCCGTTTTCCATGTCCACCCATGTCTGCCTATCACCTGACCCATGATCGCGCCTTGTAGGTGCCTTCTCGTTCGTTTAAACGCCATGACGTGCTGTCAGCTCATCCGCTTGCAGCATGATCAGGTCGTTTGCCAGCAGTGCGCCATCGGTCGGCAGCGCCAGGCCTTCGGATGCGTAGCGTTCTGACAACCTATCGATCAGCGTTTCAAGTTCAGCAACTGTTGCGTGTTCAGCAACCACCTCAACAATCTCCTGGTTGCTTAGAACATTAAAACCTTTATTTATAAATAACCTTAAAACCTTATCTACACCCTCGTTCTTCCTCGATGATGCAACCTCTTGAGGTTGCCTATGAGGTTGCCTATGGAGCGAGTTATCCACAGCTTCAGGTTGCCTATGTGACGGCTTCTCATTGGCAACCTCTGAGGGTTGCCTATGGTCAGCTTTGCGTTGCTTCTTGGCAGCGATCTCTGCTTTCATCTTGGCAACGGTTACGGTGTCTCCTTTTGGCATGGTGTACTCCTGTGGTGGTTGAATGATGGGTTTGATAGCACCCTTGATCATGTCCTGGATGCGTTTGAGACCTTCGGGATCGACGGTCATCTCTTCGTTCTGTTTGTCTTTCATGTGCGGTGGCCTTGTGTCTTCGATCCGGCTGGTGACAGCGATTGCGGTCGCTGCGTCGATGCTCGGGTCAAAGATCAGCCGGATGCTGTTTGATCTTTCCCCGCGCCAACCCTTGCTGACTACCTCGATGTAGCCAGCCTTGATCAGCTTGCCCAAGTGCTTGGTGACTGCCTGCCTGGTAACGCCCAGGTCTTGCGCTAACCGTGCTTGGCTAACCCAGGTCAGGCCTGCTCGGTTGGTGTAGCTGGCAACCAGGAGCAATACGCGCAACATGCCCTCGGTCAGACCGCGGTCAGTCGCAGCTCGGATCGGCACCACGGCCAGCTTGCGCTGATCCGGTGCCGGCTCCTTTTCCCTGACCTTGGGCTTCTTGGGCAGCTGGAACTGCACCACATTGTCGGGTGCTGCGCTCACCCGTTCTTTTCCTTTAGGGCGGTGTATAAAGGTTTTGGAACATCGTCAGCAGGTAGCTTGTCTTTCATCTTCCAACGAACCCATGCGTTATGTTGGCTCGGCGTCAGCAATTGCCCAAACTGATCAATAAATGCCACCGGCTCGGGTTCAGGCTGCGCCAGCCTTTCTTCCAACGCACGCTCTGCATCGCACGGCTGGTGCTCGTTCAGCTCCCTTCGGTAGCCAGCCAGGGCATCTCTTGCCTGCTGCATCAGTTCTCGGTCAGTCATTTCCAATCATCCTCACTGTCGCCTGCAAGCAGTCCGATGTAGAACGCCATCGCTGCCAATCCAATCAGGCCGCCGATCGTCATCAGCAGCACGCCAAATAGAGCGATCACCATCACGGCCACCGCAGATGTGCAGCCAGCTTCCTGACGTGCTGGTCAGGCGTCAGCCGCCCCGTCTGGTTCCTGTACGGGCTCTCAGAGCGCTTCTCAATGCACGGCTTGCAGATCCACCTGGCCGTGCTCTTGCCGCGCTTGTAGACTCCGCCTTCCAGATCTCGGGTGCATTGGCAGCTGGTGCAGAACTTGGTCGTCATAGCAGCCCCTTGATGCGCTTGATCTCCCAGCCGGTTGCGTCATGGATCTGCAAGATGCGCTCTGGAGTTACCGGCAAGATGCCTGTACGCATCTTTGACAGCACGTTTGGCTGCCATCGGAGCGCCCGTGCCAGGGCAGCATCGTTCTTCAGCTTGTACGTTGTCTTCAACGCATCAAGTAGCTTGTGTGGCTTCATTTTTTGTACCTCCTTGCCATCTCGTTTCTAAGTTTTGTTCTTGCTTCAGTGCCACGCTGGTCTTTGACCTTGTTCAGGTAGTCCAGCTTGGTGATGCGCGGCTTCCTCGCCTTGTCTGGCAGCTTCAGAGCCCACCTGACCTCGCACTCAAAGCGCCATGCCTCGCTGTAGGTGCAGACCTCTTTGCCGTCGACAGTCACTGTCTTTGCCGGTGGGTGAGGGTGCTGGCAGTGCGGACACGTCACTTGATCCTGCGAACCTTGGCCGCGGCTGCAGCCTTCTGCTCGCGCATCAGCCGGCGAAACTTCTTCTTGAGATCAGTCTTCTCTGCAGGCGTGTACTTCCACTCGGCATTCCAGACCGAGGGCGTGTCATCAGTGATGACCTTCTTTGCCTTGCGCTTCTTCTCAGGCATGACCGGCATCAGTAAGCTGTTTTGATTCATCGACTTTTCCTTTCACACTTTCCAAAGACTCATACCCTTCCCAAAGTTGTCAGGCCGCGGCACGTTGCGCATCTGCACCTGACCCTTCGCCATCATCTTTCGCAGGACGCTGTAGAGCCCTTCCTTGTTGATCTCAATGTCGGCCTCGCAAACGTGCTCGAAGAGCTCCTGGGTCGACAGCTCGCCGACGTCGCGCAAGGTCTCGAGCACCAGCTTGCGCAGGTCGGTGCGCACCGGCTTTGCAGCCTTGCCGTTCAGACCCATGTTGATGACCAGCCTGCCGCCGGTTTTGGTAAGCACCGTGCGCTCACCCTGCAGCTGCTTGACCACCCAGTGCCAGCTCATTTCAGCTGGTCGCGCATCATCGGAATGAAGTCCTCCAACCGCAGGCACACCCGCCACGGCTGCCCATTGCGCCTGTACGCCAGCACCGGGATCTCCCCAGCCTGGGCGCACGCCTCCACTTGCTCGCTCCATTTGTCCACCTGTAGTCGTTCTTGTCGTTTCACTTCGATGCGGAACTGCTGCACGGTCAGGTCGTCGCCGCTGTCTCTGGCCTGGCCCAGGTTGCGCTTGACCACAAACCCGAGTTCGTCAGAGAGCAGGGCGGCGAGCTCACGCTCACCAGCCGCGCCCTTGTTGCGCTTGCCCCTGCCGTTCATGCACTGCCGAGGAGCCGCTTCAGCCGGTTCTCAGCGGTCTCGTAGCGCTTGCCGTATGCCTCGACGATCAGCTCCTCGAGGATCGACGTGCGGCTGCGGCGCTGCTCGTCTGCAGCCAGGTCAAGCAGCTGCCTGACCTCTGGCCGCATACGCATCAGAAACATCCGGTAATGCTGGGTTGAGCTCATCTGTAAAGTCTCCAAACGGTACGATTGCAGAAAGATATATCGATTCTGACGACTTCGCAACGCTTGTCAGAATTGATACACAACGAAAAAGATACGTTTGGGTACTTGACAGGTATTTCTTGGCGATATATTTTTCGCCTTACTGCATCGCGCAGCACCCTACCGCTTAACAGGAGGATCAAATGGCACCGCATCAAGGCAAGTTCGTTGCGTACTACCGCGTATCGACCGACCGTCAAGGTCAGTCCGGCCTTGGCATCGAAGCACAGCAGGAAGCAGTGCGTACATTTCTCAATGGTGGCCGCTGGTCAGTGATCGGCGAGTTCACCGAGATCGAATCCGGTACCCGTAAGCGCCTAAAAGACCGCCCCATGCTGAAGGCAGCACTCGAGCTCGCCCGCAAGCAAAAGGCCACCCTAGTGGTCGCCAAGCTCGACCGCCTGGCGCGTGACGTTCAGTTCATCTCAACGCTGTTGAACGGCAAGGTGCAGTTTGTTTGCGCCGACATGCCGCAGGCCGACCGCACGTTTCTGCAGATGGTCAGCGTGTTTTCTGAGTACGAAGCCAAGCGGATCTCTGAGCGCACCAAGGACGCGCTGGGCGCATTGAAGCGCCAGGGCAAGAAGCTCGGCAGCCCGACGCCGGAGATCGGCAGCGCCGAGGGCGTCAAGGTGATCCAGGCCAAGGCCGACGCTTACGCAGACAAGGTCGGGCCGATCGTGCGCGACATCATCAAGAAGTCCGGCGCTGACACCCTGCGCGACATCGCCGCAGCGCTGACAGCTCGCGGCATTGAGACACCCCGCGGCAACAATGACTGGCACCCCAGCCAGGTATCGAACTTGCTCAAAAGGATCAAGTAATGGACGAGCTCAAACCTTTCCTAGTGATCGGCGGGTTGCTCGCCGCAACCATGCTGATCGGCTACCTGGTGCGCCGGTACGAGAAGAACAATCAGCAACCGCTTGATGAGACACAGGTAAAAAATCTGCAGCTGATGGCTCAAGACATGCGCGACACCAGGGCGCAGAAAAATAGGCTGATTGAACAGCACTTTGATGACGATATTTCACGGTGATATACTGATCAAAAATACAGTACGGAAATTATAAGGATATTAATCAATGACTTACCAATTTGTTAAGCCGCTAGACGGCATGAAAGACCTGGATCGCAAGACCGTGGCTAAGTATTTCAACCGGGTTGGTCGCGGCCTCAACTGCCGGCTTGATGTGCCCATTTTGGTCATGGATGACGTGAAATGGGCAGCCAAGATCTTTAATGAACTCTCCAAGGAGCTGACCAAAATCGCCTGGGAAGATGAGCGCACCGACATCTGGCGCATCCTCGAGGCCAGGTACGCGATGGAAGCTGCCAAGCGCGAACTGCACCATCGTAACGAGAAGAAGGTCGGCAAATCCGAGTTCAAGAAGCTGGCAGGCAACAACTACAGGTAGTAGGTCAGACGGAAATCACCGTTTGAATTTTTATAAGTGCTTTAATGACAATGGAAGGGGTAAAAAATGGTGCCAAAACATGATGCTGCACGGGCAAAATCCCGCGCATATGTGTATTCCGACTTTCCGAGCCGGAACAACTACATATGGGGTTTGTCGCATAATTTGTATTCCGAAAATTGCGGCGACAAACACAAGACTTTTGCAGCGCAGCACGACTCTCTGACCCCCTGGTCAGACCACCGCATCCAAGCAATTCTCAGACCGGAACGCCGGCAGGAGATCGCCGAAGCGGTGTTCGAGGTGATCCTTTTCGCCCTGTTCGGGGCGATGCTGGTATTCGCTTATTTCAGCTAGGAGGCGGCCATGCAGACCGCCACCTTGGGTCGCGCCCTGCGCGACGCCCAGCTGACTCTTTTTGAGCACAGAGACACAGAGTTCCTAGAACGCTGTCGAGCACTAGCCGTTGAGATCGCCCGCCAACAAGGCACGGTGTGCATCAACGACATAAGAGCACAGCTGCGCTTGCCCGCTGAGACACACCCGTCCGTCCTGGGCGCGGTTTTCAGGTCAAAAAAATTCACGGCTGCACCGAGGCCACCCACAAGGCCGCTCACGCTCGCGTCGTGCGCGTCTACAAACTTGCGGAGGAGAACTAAATGGCAGGTAAAAAAACCCCGGACACCATGCTGTCCTGCAGCCGGCTGCCGGCAATCATGGGGCTGTCTAAGTACAGCACCCCGAACGATGAGCTCGAGGTCAGCATCAACGCCATCAAAGGGCAAGACCGCGAGAACAAGCAGAACGAATCAATGGCCTGGGGCGACCGGCTCGAGGCCGTCATCCTGGCCGAGGCAGCCCAGCGCCTGCAGCTGGCTGATCTGCAGACCGAGCACACCGTGGCCATGTACCACGATGAGCTCCAGCTCTGCTGCAGCTTGGACGGCACCGCAGATGGCCGTGGCCAGGTCATCCGCACCGACCCTGACAACGGCATCTTTGTCGTTGGCCAGGACAGCATCACGCTTGAAGGCATGGGCGTGCTTGAGGCGAAGCTCACTGCGGTATCACCCGAAGATGCGCCAGCACTGCACCGTGGCCCGATCCAGCTGCAGGGTCAGATGGACATCATGCAGGTCAAGTGGGGCGCAGTCTGCGTGCTGTACCGCGGCACCGAGCTGCGGATCTTCCTGTTCGCACCACATGAGCAGACGGTGGCAACTATCGCCCAGGTGACTCGCGACTTTCAGGCACGGCTCGACATATTCAACGCGACGGGCGAGGTCGACTACTACCCGCCGGCCAGCAGCGAAGACGCCGATCGGATGTGGCCGGTCGCCGAAGACAAGGTCATCCAGCTGGACGTCGAGGCCGAGCTCCTGGCAGCCAAGATCGTCGACGCCAACAAGCGAGCCAAGCAGGCAGCAGACGACAAGGCCGAAGCAGAAAAGGATCTGAAGGTTTTGCTGGGCGACGCCAAGGCTGCGGTCGCCGGCAGGTTTGAGATCAAGTGGCCGATGCGCAGCTACCAGGCGCAGCCACAAAAAATCGTGCCGGCAAAAGAGGCGTACTCCATCCGGCAATCCACCCTATCAGTCAAGGAGGCAACAGCATGAACCGCGAACTAACCAATCTTGAGAAGGCACACGACCGCGCTGTCGTCGCATTGCTCAACACCATTCCAAAGTGCAGCGAAGAAGAAGCGCTCGAGATCGTCGAGTCGTTTACCGCGCTGGTTCTGTACACCATCGAAGCATTTTTGCCGGAGGGGGAGAAGCATGACTCAGCTGACTACAACTAACCGCCAGGGCTTCGCGCCCGCCACAATGGGCGAGGCGATGGAGTTTTCAAAAATGCTGGCCGAGTCCAGCATGGTGCCGCGTGCCTACCAGGGCAAGCCGCAGGACATCATGGTCTGCGTGCAATGGGGTTATGAGCTGGGCCTGGCACCCATGCAAGCGCTGCAGAACATCGCCGTCATCAACGGCAAGCCCTCGGTCTACGGTGACGCCATGATGGCCTTGGTGCAGGCCTCGCCGGTCTGCGAGGGCATCGATGAGCACATCGAAAACGAAGGCACGCCGAACCCGGTGGCCGTCTGCGTGGCTCGCCGCAAGGGTCGCAACCCGGTGATCGCCAGGTTCTCGGTCGAGGATGCCAAGCGGGCAGGGCTATGGGGCAAGCAGGGGCCGTGGCAGGCATACCCGAAGCGGATGCTGCAGATGCGGGCCAGGGGCTTTGCCCTGCGCGACGCCTTCCCAGATGTGCTCAAGGGTCTGATCACCGCCGAGGAGGCCGCCGACTACCCAGATGAGGCCAAGCCGCGGGAGCGCGATGTCACCCCGGCCAAGCCGGCCAACCCGCTGGATGCGATCGCGCCGCCACCGTCACTGCCGGAGCCGGAGCCCGACCCCGAGCCGCTGCCGGAGCCGATCGAGATCGAGCTGATCCATGTCGATTTCGATTTGCAGAACGATTCTGCAGAATCTGCAGAACCTGCTGCAGAATCTGATGCGGTAGGCGACTGGCCGTTGATGGTGCCGGACTCGAAAAACTTGGAAGCACCACCAAAGGTGCAAGCCACCTACAAGACACAGGCAGAGTGGCAGGATGCCTATGAGGATCTTGCTGACAAGACGACACGCGCCGGCAAGCGGCCAGCTCGGGAGCGCATGACGATGGTCAAGCAGCTGCGCAAAGTGAATGAAGCACAGCTAGCCCGGATCAATACGTTCGAGCGGGTGCGCCACACACAGTCGTACAGCGGCAGGATCAACGCACTGGGTGCTGCGGTACCTGCTAATGAGAAGTAAAAAAAACCCCGGCACACGCCGGGGAAACGATCCGCTAGGCCGCGATAGGTAGGAGTGACCTTCCTAGCGGGTCGAGGGGAGTCTTAGGGCTTGGTATTGCTTGACGCACTGGGCGAGGCTGGCTCGGAGCTCGTCGGCTCGGGCAGCTTCCCTTGCAAGAAATTCTGCATCCTCTCGAGAAAGCGAACTTCCAGTGCAGACGCAGGCGGGGCATCCAGCGCTGGTGGTACTGGACACGGCACTTGCCTGGGCGGTGCGCTCGGGACGCTTGCGCAGGCTGTCAGCAAGACTGGCAGCGCGAGCACTAATCGATCGAATCTCATCATCCTTCTCCTGTCTCAAATGGTCTGCCTGGGCCTGCAGCTGCTGCTCCTTCTCACGCGCCGCAGCGACTGCCTTGGCGTGCTCCTCGGCCAGCTTCGCCTTCTCCTGATCCCAGGCCTGCTGGATCTCAGCGCGACCCGCTGACGTACCCTTGAGGTACCCGGCACCGCCAGCAAAGGCGGCAACCAGGACGACCGCGGCACCGGTATAGAGAAGATTCATTTGGCTGGTGGTACGGCTTTACCTTCGAGCTTCTTGTGTACCTTCACCTC